AATATTGTTAATAATGACCTGACCAGCATAGACGGGTGCGGTAAAGTCAATATTGGTGATTAAACCATCTAACGGGCTAGATAACTTGGTAGTGGTTGATCCAACCAAAGCATAAACACCGTAATTGTTCATAAACAACACAGAACGGAAGTACGGAATGATCGCATAAGGCAACTGCGTGCCCACGGATGCGCTCACATTGGTATTGGTAAATAGAGTTTGTCCTGAGCTAGTGACTTGAACATTGGAGAACACATTGATGGAAGAATCTCCAAAAATGTATAAAAAGTCGTTAGCAGCAAGCAACTGTTGAATGTTTCCATGCAAAGTTGAGTCGGTTAGATTGACTGAACCCGAAGAAGTGCCCGTAAAGTCGCTATATTGCCCCGCAGCGCTGTAAGTAATGTTGCGCCCTGAGGCTACCCATACCCTTCCAGAAAATGTCGCTATGCCCGTATTTTGATTGGTGTTGACTACAGGCTTTAAAACCGCATTGCCAGAAATAGAAAGGGTGATGTTGGCTGCATTGGTATATCCCGTACCAGGGTTAATCATTACTACCTGAGTAACGGTATTTCCTGAGATCACCGCAACGGCATTGGCATTTGTACCGCCACCCCCGCTAATTGTGACAGGAGTGCTATAGCCTACATAGCCATTACCGCCATCAATAACGGCAATTTGCACCGTGCCCGTAGCAAAAGACTGTAATCCTGCAATCGCTTGTGCTCCTGATCCACCGCCACCTGATAGGGTTACAGTTAGGTTTGCAGCGTTGGTATAGCCAGCTCCACCGTTGACTAGCACGACTGAGCCTACATTTGAACCACCAGAAGTTAACGCAGCAGTCGCATTTGCTTGCACACCTCCAGCTTGATCGTATCCGCTAATGACTACGGTAGGAGCAGTTGTGTATCCGCTTCCAGGGTTGGTAACAGCAATGACTCCTACTGAGCCAATAGATACGGTATTGTTGCCATCCCAAGAAAAAACACCCTTAGAAGGGTCTAAAATGAGGTATTGGCTGTTATACCATTGCGTAGAGTTCATTGCGGATGAACCGCTAAATGTGCCAGCAGGGGCTATGTTGCCCGTACTTTTATCTTGAATCTTGTAATACTTAGCAGATCCGTCAGCCAAGAAAAATGTCAAATAATCGCTTGTACCAAGATTGACTGCGGAAAAATAAACAATATTTGAGCTTTGAACGACAGCATTACCGCCAGAATCTTTAACAGTAACCACATTTGGAGTAATCCTTAGGTTGCCGTAACCAACTGGTTGTGCGTTCTCAAGCCAGCTAAATTCCTCTTGGTCAATAGCTGTACGGTTCGCTTGGGTGTTAATCCCCTTGAACTGTTTGATAACTTGATATGACTTCTTCTGTTCAGCAGCAGCCATAATCAACCTGGTGAACTATAGACACTTGGGATTCTGCGGGTATAGATGGTAGCCAGTACCGCAGAAATGTGCTTGTTGTATTCCTGTTTATATATCTCAGCTTCACCGTAGCTTTGTTCGTAATACTTAGCAAGGTAAGCTGCATAGAATTGAACACAGCCCGAATATGGCTCGACAATCACATCGGTTGTATTTGGGCTAGATAAAGTTAAGTCATTAGGCAATACCACACAATCAATCTCAATTTGGTAGATTTGATCGGGTACTGGACCAATATAAATTTGTCCTTGACCGTATGTGCTAAAGGCTAACGGTCTGCCGATATAGTTTTGCCAAAACCGAAGTCTTGCATTGAAATCTGTCCATGCCAACCAATCAAGTGGTACACGGGTGTTGCCCCAATAAAGATTGATGTTAATAATATCAAGAACAGTATTTCCAGAGCTAGGACTAAGAGGGCTACTACCCATAAGCTGAGTAAGCGCAGCATAGCTAATATTTTCGCAATTACCGACATAAGTTAACCCCGCAGTTCCACTTAAAAACTCCGTGCTTGGAGGATAGTTCGTATAGTTGTTGGTGTTATTAGCTGGGTAAGGAGGAGCTGTGCTGCCCGTAGTACCGCTAGTTGTGACCTGATAAATAAAGATATTGCTAAATAAAAAAGACCCTGCCGTGACCGCTGTATTCGCAGTCCAAATGACAGGGTAAGAGGGAGTGACACCGCCAATAGTAGCTGTAGGGGCTACCTGGCAAGGAGTTTGGGTAACAATCACTTCACGCAACGCACCGCTATCACGGGTAGTCCTTCTACGGGCTTCGTTGATGTAATCGGTTAATTGTTGAGGTGTATAGAAATTATTGTTCGCATCATGCAATAGACGCTGAACTTGAGTTAGGTAACTATTAAGGGTTGCCATTAGCTAACCCCATCATGCTACAGCTTGTAAGACTTTTCCCCCAGCCTTCTTTTGGGAAGGCGAGGGTACTCGTTCTACCAACGGGGATAACGATTGGTTCTTTTTAGGTGGTTCGGTGGACAAGTCCCACTTAGACAAACGGACTAACCCTTCGTCTAAATCGTTGGTAGTCTTAGCCCACCCCAACCTTGCTAAGTAGGGTTGCTTATCATCATCTCCGTAACCAAAGATGTGTCTTGCCACTTCCTCAGGAATTTCTGTAGTAGAACCCTTTTTAAAGTGGTAAAACACACCACCGAAGCCGTCTTTAAGGTCTTGGTCTGAATTATTGGTTACAAAGATATTTGACATATTAGAACTGAACTACATCGCCATAAACATTAAAACTTACAACATTCGAGTTGCCAGATGGTGTGGTTACATTCACAAACAATGTAGAGCTTGTAGCCCCAGACAATACAGTAGTAGTGTATGGAGAAGCGATTGCAAAGTCTTGAAATGCGCCAGAGGCACTTAAACTGCTTAATGCCACATTAGCTACCACCGCATTTGACGCATTACCGTCATTTGAGGTGGTAATTGTGACATAAGCAGAACTAACAGATCCGTTGAGAATAGTCGCAGAAATTCTACGAATAATCACCGCACCAGAGTTGCTAGTTGCACCACCATTGGTTAACCCACCAGAACAGATAGAAAGGTTAGCGATTGCATTGCCAGCAGTTGCCAAAGATACGGCTTTTGCTGATGCAACCTTAGCATTTCCAAAACTGTCTAGGTATAGCTGCGCTACTGAATCTGGGTTAGCCATTCTGGTTCTCCTTAACTATTGTAAGTGCCAGAAACAGGCTGACCACCGTTAACAGTAATCAACTGCAATACTGCTGCATTTGCACCGTTAGCAATGATGTTAGCTTGGACATTCACACCGTCAGAAATAATTACACCACCCACATTGTTTGGAGAAATGCTTGTCCAAGTTGCCACATTTGAGGTTGTGTTGTAGTTTGAAACGGCTTGAATTACCACATTGGCGGTGTTAAACGCAATGTATGTTCCAGCAGGGATCACAGTACCAGTATTGGAAACGGTGATGTTTGATGTACCTTGCCAATACGCACCAGGGGTGTTTTCGTATGTGCCAGAGATCAGGATTTTATTTAAACCGAGTGCCATGACTTTAGCTCCTTATAGTGAAATAGAGTTGTAGCCAGAAACACGGGTCATTGACTTAGGCTTGGTGCTCACTAATTCAGCGATCATCAAGACTGCGCCAACATAACCGATCTGCCAGTTTGGAAGTGTTGACTCAAAACCAGTAAATACGAAAGAACCTTGATCGTGGATGTAAAGGCTCAAGTAGTTGCTGTTAATGAAGTAAACAGTACCTTCTGGGCAATATGGGTCTGGATAGATTGGAACACCAGCAACCATCAAAGCACGGAAAGCTGCTTGAGGACCGTTAGCGTCACCATCAAAACCGTGTCCTGGGGTGATTACATACTGCTCTTGACCAACGAAGTCTTGTGCCAAGAGAGTCCATGTACCGAAACCGCAAACACCGAAAGTAGGTACTTCTGCACCGTTTTTAACAGTACCAGAAATATACTGGAGGATGTTCTGACGAGTTGGGTTAACAGAACCAGCATTGTAAACCTTAGACTTCCACCATGTATAGGTAGAACGGTTGATGTTACCGTAAGTAGTCAAGTTTGTGCCATCGTCAATCGCACCAGGCAAACCAATGAACTGCTGTGTATTGGTGTAGTTGGTGTAAAGAGCGGTAGCCATTGCATCCATCATCACATTGGTTGCATCGTTCATACGAGCTTCAATCAAAGGAATGATTGCGTAGTCTTGCTGAACTGCACCTTCCATACCGAGGAACGGTACAGGAGCGATCATGAGCTTGAGGTTGAACTCAGCGTTAAATGCACCTTGCTGAACTGATGGCTGGTTGAAAGAACCAGAATAGTCAGACCATTGTGCGTTAACGAACTGAGCGCCTTGAACTGGCACGGTTACTTGGGACACACCGCCTGATGCTTGCTGACTGTTAGCAATCAAAGCAGCCATCAATGGTGTAGAGTTGTAAAGTTGTACGACCAGCTTGGGGATAAACGCTCTACGAGTTACATAAGTAAGTTCGTTGTATTGCGAAGTACCCGCTGCTGGAAGAATTCCTCCGCCTATTGGCATAGTTTATCTCCAAACAAAAATTAAAATATCCCCTCTTTACTACTTAAATACCGATTGGTCGAGTGTTCTTTCGAAGCTCTTGCAATGCTTTTGCTGCCTCATCTCTAGCACCGTTAACGGGGTTTTTCCAATATTTAGACAAGTCAAACTTGTTCATTGGATTGCCACGATAACCTACATCTGAGTGTCCTACAGGTGTTGCAGCCTGTTTCATCCAATCAAAATACTCTGCTGCTGTTTCGTGATTGGTCATACCTTTTTCCAGCATGAGTTTCTCGATTTCATCAATATCTTCTTCCTTAGCTAAACCCTTACGCACTACAGCTTGTCTGCGTCTTTCGAGTTCATCTTTGGCATCTTTTTCACGAAGTTGTGCTTCTAACTTCATTACTCTTTCTTCCGCAGATTCCACCTTCTTACGGGTGTAGTCCTCTATTTCTAGCTCTGGAATAGACATATCAGGTCTAACCTCTTTGGTCAGACGCAATAGTTCTTTACGGGTTTTTGGATTATCAGCTAATTGCTTGGCTAACAAAGCCAATTCATCCCGCTGCTCTAATGACAAATCTTCTAAGCTCATGTTTATCCCCTATGTGCCTTAGATGACTTTCTTGGTGTCACCAGGGTGACTCAAGTTCATCATGTTCTTGTAACCAGCTTTGCCAGCGGTAGATAAACCACCGAACTGTGAATAGCGTGGAGTATTGATAACTTGACCGTTCTTTTGGTTGTTATCGGTTGGTCTGCGTGGTGATGCAGCGCCTCTTGGTTTAAATAAATCCATGATTTTTCCTTACATTGGTTGAGGTTGTGGCATACCACCAGGGGCAGGTGCGCCAGCTCCAGGAGGAGGCATACCAGCTCCAGGCATCATGCCAGGAATAGCAGGTGCTTGAGCCATTGCCTTACCCTCAGGAGTAGCACCACCAGCTTGAGGGAGGGTTTGCAACATCTGTAAAATTTCAGCAGGTTGCAATTCTTGAGCCTTCTGTTTTTTCGGACCAAGGATACGATTCAAAGTGCCAATCGCATTGAGGATGGACTTTCCTTCTTCTGAGTCTGAACCAACAGCAGGTAAAGATTGTTCTAGTAAATCCTGAGCCATAGACAAGTTAATCATGGCTGCTTCACGGTTGCCCATCTTAGGCTCTGGTGTTGACATCGGTGCACCCATTGGAGGGTTCGATGTATCGCTCATTTGCGGAGCATTTTCTGGAACGGGAGTCGCTCCCGCTGGAGTAGCGCCATCACGCTGACTCTTAATCATTTGCATTAGCTGATCGGAAGGTACGCTCATTTCATTTCCTAAGTAATTGCTCACATACTAATCTTAATACACAAGTTGTCAAGTGGGGGATATATTTCAATTCCCTCCCCCATGGGAGGTTTGTTCGGTCAGTCCGAAGCAATCCTAAAAAGGATTACTTGCGTGCTTTACGACCTTTACGAGCTTTGCGTGCCATTTTAGATTTCTCCTGTTAGCAGCGGTCACCTATTTCATGGGTAAGGCAGCCACAACCCTTCTCCCGTGAAGGAAAACTTTATCTACAGCCTTTACGACCTTTTTTAGAATACTTTTTCATTTCTCTCTCCTATTTAACCACGCATTGACCTACCGTAGCTCCTAGTTGCAGGACCACGGTTGTAGGTTGATTCTCTTTGGACTCGGTACTCAAGTTGCGCTGGCTGGCTTCCACGCTTTAGGCTTTCAGTAGTAACTTTAGGTTGATCTGCCTTAGGTGAAATAGCTTGTGCCATATTACGCTGCCTTTTTCTCTGATGATTCAGACTTTGGTTTTGGTTGCTGGCTCATTTGTTGAGTAGCTCCCTTTTCCTCAATCTTCTTCAATTTATCTTTGAGTAATTGTTTCATCGGAGGTTCTAACAAGTCAAGTAGGGATTCTTTGTCTATTGCACCTGCCTTGAACAAGTTGAACGCTAATTGCTTGGTATCTTCGGTAAAGATCGGGCTATTGGAGTGTGCATCCACTTTAACCACATAATCTTTGGTAAATTGCTCTGGAATGAACGGTTGACCTTCTGAATCAACAAATTTAGTTGGATCATAGACTTGCATAGCCTTGAGATACAAGGTTGCGACCTTTTCCAAGCTATCTTCGACAATCAAAGCCCGTTTTTTGGCTCTTGAGCTACCAAGACGAGCTAATTGGCTTGCATGACCAGTAGAACGGACTCCAGCTTCGCCTTTTCCTGATAAAACATTGGTAATACCCGATGCTTCTTCAAACATAGCATCTACTTCGTGGATTACCTCAAATAAACGGTCTGGCATCTGTGGTGCAAGGCGCTCTGCCTTAGCATTTGGCATATCGGTGGATAAAACACCCCCTGCACGGTTAAGAGCAAAGTTCTTTTCATCCAAAATGCCTGAGAAGCCTGTTAATGCGGTAGGAGGACTGACTTGTTTGGACAATAGATCCAAAATATCGGTCATCCGTTGGTTACGGAGTTCTTGAAGAAGTATTAGCTTCTGTGTTTCACTAGCACCCCAGTAGTAGTTGTATAAAGGATTTGGGCAGATCTGCACAAACGGCAACTCACCCTTCAAGAATACGGTTGCACCAGGTCTGTCGTAGATAATCACCCGTGGAGAGGCGATTGTGACTACCTGATAGTCCTCAATGTCATCATTCCACACCCACAGTTCGTGCATCTCGATCAAATCTTCGGCAACGGTAGGGTTGTAGCGGTTAATACCGTACAAATCCATGTTGATGTTGCCGTAGATCGTAGGATTGGTTTGGCTCATCACGATACGGTTGACCGCACTTGGAATATCAGATTCTTCCTTTTTACCACCTGAGCTTACACGCTCTACGATAGATTCACGCTTAGGATGGGAATACAGACGGGCATATAGCTCCGACTTGGTAATGTAGTAAGTGTGGACAAGGGCTTCTTGCCTGTCTGTATAAGGGGTATCTTCACGCAGAACACCAATATCCTTAGGCTCGACCATGTATGGGTTGATGCCGTTGCGGATAACGAGCTTAACGAAGGTGCTGTTATAAACCAATGACCATGTTAAGGCGCTTGAAAATACTTGGTCTGCATTGGAATTTAGCCACTCATCGTTTAGGGCTTGGGTTAATACTGGGGCTTTGCGATGCTCTAGGTGGTTAACTGACGCACCGAGCTGAATTGAAAATCTAGTTGTTTCGGCTGAATACAGAAAGCTAGTAAGCTGATCTAGGTGAGGATTGATCTTGTTGAAATACGCTGGAGGCTGCTCTGGCGCAGCCCCAAATAAGAAATAAGACCTAAATGTTGTGTAATCCCCTTTCCTATCCTCCCGTGTCACTAGACACTTTGCCATGATGTCTAGGTAGAAATCTTCACGATCTTCGGGATTGGATGGAATTCTCATTTTTTAATTTTCAAATTATCTGGGTCAGCGAAATAACTTGCAGTCTTAGGTCCTGATTCTATACCAGCTTGTCTTGGATTCAAAGATGTTACCTCAGCTTCTCTACCAAGTGCAGGACCAACTGGTTTTGAGAACTGACCAGCAAGGATAGACTGCATATTCATTCCTTGCATACCGCCTCCCCAGACGGCTGCATCCCCTGGTCGGCTTTCCCTTTGCGCTGGAGGGGGAACGGGGGCAATTTTGTCTTTGTTGACACCTTTTTTGCGGGTTGCGTACTTTTCTGCTTCTGCGTAGTCTTTTTCTTTGAATTTGTTTTTACGCATGAGGTAGCCACTTTGGTTTTCGCCTTCCCTTGTGGTTTTAATGTCCGACATATCGAACTCGATGGCGAGTTGCTTGGTTGACTTGTCTGTGAACCTGGTTTTTTCTGAAAGCATTGCAGGAGCTTGCAGAAATACGACCATAACTTCTTCATGGCAATCCTTCATTGGACATTGTGGTTTACGAGCTTCAAAATACCCGTGTTTTGGGCACTTGTAATCATTTACTACCGCCATTTCTATCCCCTTTTCAGTTGTTCGTCAAGTGTTAAATCTGAATAATCGTATTTGTTAGCTATTCCTAACTTTAATTTAATCTGACCGTTTACGACTTGCAGTCCCGTTGTTCTTTCCAATACTGGTTTAGCTTCCTTGCGGTATTGAACAAACTTGGTGCGGTCACGGTTTTGCATAATGGCAATTTCTCCATTAAGCCAAGCGTAGTAGGCTCGATTGACTCTACGCTGCATATATTCGGTAATAGGTTCTGCTTCATTCAAAAATACATCTCTTAATCGGACTTGCGATATACCGCAGATTTCACAAAACAAATCTAGGGATATACCCCTATCCTTGTCTTGTATGAATTTGCGGATGACCCGCTTTAATTCAACCTTGGGTAATACCTTAACTGCCATACACCCCGATCCTCTTTAAGTAATCACTCACATTCCTTCCCACCGTTAGCTGCTCAGGGGTAAAGTCATCTTGCACCCTAGATACGGCACGGGTAATCTTCATGGCAATGAGCTTAGGCTGGACTTGTTCTGCGTAGGCAGCAGCAGCTAGGGCTGAGGCAATCACACGGTCATCCTTATTGCGACCAGAAGCCTCGATAGATCCACCGTCACGCACCATCGTTTTCATTTCTTCAATGGTGTCCATGTCGTTAATTTCCATCATGCCACGCTCAAAGTAGTCCTTCATGTAGTTGAGCATCCTCTCCTTGGTAGCGCTTGTAGTGAGCCATCCAATCGAGTTAGACATACCGCCAAGGGTATCGTTCCTGCGCCAGATGTAGTTTTGCATATTGGCATAGACATCCATGAGGTCTTTACCCATGGCGCTACCCATCGCAGCAGCCTGACGCTTGAGGTTACGCAGTTCGTTGATGACCGCCTGACCAGGACCGTTGACTTCCAAGTTCAATGTGGAGTTTTTGTAAGCACCCGCTAAGTGAGCGATCACCCACGCAAACTGGTAGGTGTTTAGCTCTGAGGTAGCAAAGGCAGCAACCTGTTCTAAACCATCGGCATATACTCGATATACCTGGATACAGAAGCGATCAGCCCAATCGCTAGAGCCATAAGCAGGGTCAGCGCCAATAACATAATAGGCGGTATCAATAGGTTCTTCCCAGACTTTGAGAGTTGCCAACCTTTCAGTTGATTTAAGTACCTCAGTATCTTGAAAGTTAGCACCAAAGCTATACCTATAAGAATCAAAATGCTTGCGTTTAAGCTGTTTAACGGCATCCGTACACCTTGCGTTTGAAAAGAAAGAAGTGCCTGTCATGACAAAGGCATAGTCCTCAGTAGGAGGAAACTCCTGATACATAAGCTGATCGTCTTTAATGCCCTCGGTCATCTTCCAGCGCCACCAGGCTAATTGGCGGGAATTGATCTCAAAGTTGTAGAGCTTTTTGATGTCACGCACCCACTCTTTTTCTTCTCCTGTCATCTTTCCATCCCAGTAGGTCTTATAGACGGAGGACTCAGGATCAGCCATGTAAAGCTCGTTGCGCCACCAGCCACAGAAAATTGCCCGTTGCGTTCTAGCACGCTTGGCGGTCACATACATATCGTGAAACATATTAAAGCCACGGGCAGTAGATTCAAATGTGTATAAGCGATCTGGATTGGTTTCAGCCAAGGAAGCCAAGAGGGATGCTAGTCCTTCTTCATCTCCCCAGCTTGAGGTTTCTGTTCCATGTAGGTATGTAATAGCCTTACCACGACCCAGACTTCCTTTAGCTCTAAGCCCAGCGACTTGATAAAAGATACGGCTGCGATTCTTGAGGGAAAGCTGATTTCGGTTGTGAGCAATGATCGGGATGCGGTACTCCTTGGGCAGACCATCCATATACATGGCAAGGGTTGATCGGAACATATCCCGATTTTCTTCCGTATCAGTTGTGAGTGTGCCTTGAAGCCCTGGATGGGTGAAGTGCCAGTAGAGATCAAGTGCGAGTGATATTGTAGTGATGCCAAGTTGTCTGCCTTTCAAAATAACAAAGAAGTGAACATCATCGGCAAGACCCTTTTTGATCTCATCCATGACATAGGTTTGCGTACCGAGCAGATTGCCCATACGCTTTAATCCCTGCTCTTTTGTTTCAATCTTGAGCTGGGAACAAAAGTGATAAAAACTCTTTAGGTCAAAATCCACGGTAACTTTCCATTAAAGCGCTTGAGCATCTCGCCATTACCAAATTCAAAGAATTCCCGCTGAACTCCGCAAGTACCGCCAAGCCTAAAGTTAAAGGTGTGTTGGTTTGTAGAGGTAAAGTTTGGGAATAGTTGTTTAGCTGTTGTGTAGAACATACGATCTACTTGGGGGCTAGGGTTGTTTAAAACAATACTAATCTGTTTTAAAAGTTCTGTTCGCATACCCCACATACACCAATCCACAAACCGATGACCAGGCACATTCCATACATCGGCAGCTTCTCCCAGCGCCTCACAGTTATCTTCGCAAATAAAATTACCGTTCTCATCGTGTATCTTGCGAAAAGAGTAAGCCCAGTCATACCCTTGCTCGATTCTCTCCATAATGGTTTGGACATGATTCTCATCGTACCAGTCATCATCGTTGCAAAAGAAAGTGACATCCTCAGTAATCAGGTGAGGGGCTGCGGATAGCCAGCGTTGACCCGCCCAGCCGTTACCGCCAATCTTAGAGTCCCAATAACAGACCTTGCAAGTAGGATAGTTTGTTTTAATTTTTTCAAAGGTCTTTATATCGCCATCACAAAGAATGTAATGAGTTGTCGGGTAGGTTTGCTCCATAACCTTTGCAACGCAATTAAAAAGTTCAATCTCCCGTTTTCCGTTGGTCACGGTCACTACGGCTGCTGTTTTCATTGATGTTTGTTTAGTTTCTTGGTTTCAAATTCGCCTAGATCCCATTCGGCTACCTTTAGCCTAGCGGTTTCGTTCCGAGCCAGCATGGTGAGTTCTTTGACAAGCATAGGGGAATATGTCCGCTTCCAGTCGTAGAACAAATCGAACTTTTGCTTTTTGGTTCTGCAACGAATAGCCCGTTGCATCTCGTATTTAAAAAGCGCTCTTTGTTTTGCAATTTCCCTAGCGTATCGTTTCTCATCCTTAGTGGATAGCGTCACCATCTTCCTCTTGCTCGGTCAGGGCACGCAAACGCTCAATCTCAGCCTGTGCAGCCATGAGCAATTTAGAAGCCTCGCCTTGAACCCGCATGAGTTCGTGAAAGATCTGATCCTTGGTCATCGCCCATACCCGTGCCATGTATTGCTTCTTGGCATCGTCAGACGCTTTCTCAATAATCTCATCTACTGTTGGTGCAACACCGTTCATCATCATCTCCTCAATTCGCATTTCATTTAAAACGGCTTTCGCCATACGGTTGTAGTGCTCTATTCGATTCGCCATACCCGAACTCCATTGCCCTCTTTACGGGCTATAAATTTCATCCCCAGCTTTTTCCCACGAACATAGTTGTTATTCGCAACCGTAGGTGGATGCGCTTCTTCCAAAAAGAAGCTATCTCCAATATCCATACTCTCGTAGGGATAGGCATTTCTCTTACGCACCTTAGGTAACGGTATATTGTTCTCTACTGCTATACTCATAACATTACTCTCCTCATAACTGCATAATACACTAATATGATACACACATACAATGAATATCACTTAGGCGATCAATTAGTTCATTTGAACTACCTGCGTAAAGTCTGCGAGCAAGAACCGCACCTAGAGTTCACTCATCATTGCAACCCCATGCACCATGCCCAGCTCCAGCCCTTGTGCGAGGACAAGCCGATCCTATTAGCTGACCTTTCCATACCGCCTGGATCTGTTAACGCATGGATTGGCAGGGAGAACTATTTTTACAACCACCCGCTTCAATCGGACTGGGTAGCCTTTCACCTATCGTGGTTTGACCACCTATCAGACTTACTGGGAGTTTCTAACCCTATGGCTTGCAGGGAAGATTTCTTATTTGATTACCCCGCTTTATACACTCCCGACTGCAAGAGCCTGTTTGACTACCTCATCATCAACGCTCCTCCCAACAGCGGACAGTTACCCGACTACAACCCCGAATTCTTCAATAATCGGGTAAGAAATCTCTTAAATGAGGGCTATTCTGTCTATACAACGCACCCAACAGGTATGTGTTCTAGCACTTTAGAGTGGGGTATGGACATCTCAGACATAGGGCGCTTATCTAATTCAGCCAGGTTTATAGAAGGTGTGGCTACTGGTCCGATGTGGACAACCTTTAATATATTCAATCAAAACAAGGTGTTAAGCAGAACTTTCTACTGTGCTCACCAGACGGTGAACCTTACAGACAATACGATCACTAAACATAGATTGTCAGAAAACTAGAAAAAATTTATGGGGGGACTCGGTTGGGGGGCACGCACCACTCAGACTCATGCCCAACTCGAATAATCCAGCACTCTCACAGGGTTAGAGCTTAACAAGCTCGCAACCCTTTCCAACTTGAGCAACTGAGCAATCATGACTAAGCAGTCATGATTGTGACCCTTAGCACCTTTTTAAAAATTAACAGAGGGGGGAGAGTAGCTTACCCCTGCACCCGCTTAAAAGTTAGTCATTCCTTACTACTTATTACTTATATTAGTAACTACTAACTAATTAGACATTTTTATAAATTATAAAAATTATATAA